CGGCTAGTCCTTCCTTACTGCTGGCCGGCGCCGCGCCGGTATGGAGGTGCAACGTCTCGTCCTCACCGCCCATCTGACGAAAGTGATTCGCCACTTCGGCACGTTTCTCCTCGAGCGCCAGCACCAGCACAGTGCCCTGATGGCACGCGCGGCCCAGGAACGGCTCACCTCGGGACACGCTGACCGCGAGGTTGCGTACCGCAACGCTCTTGCCGACCTTTGGTTTGGCGCCCCAGATCGACACACCACCGCTCGGCAGCATGCCGTCAGTCAGGTACGCGATCTGCTCAGGCGGCTCGCTCAGCAGGTCCGCTAGTGAGGTGAACGTAAACCCGCTGACCTTGGCCGCGGTACCGTTGACCGCGGTATGTGCAGTGGTGCGCGCTACGTAGTTGGTGCTCAAGAAGTCGGCCAGCTCAGGCCAACGCCGGCCGAGCGTCGGTAGTCCTTCGACGGGTTGACCGGCCGCGATCTTGTCGGCCGAGCCTTTGGCGAGACGGTCGATCTCGTCCCCCCACCGTCTCGTACGGTCCTCGAGGAAGTTAGCATCGCCACTCAGACGCGCCGCGTCCTTGAGCAACGTAGCTACAACGTCTGCTTCCATGTGTCTGGCCAGAAAACCAGCGAGGGGCAGCAGATAGTCTGAGTGCCGACTGACGGACGGGTCCACTGGCCAGCTCGCGGCGATCGCCGCAGCAGCCGCAACGTTGAACAGTGCGCTCTGCCGATCATCCGACCAACTCGGTGCTGCCTGCTCCTGGACTGTTTGCTGTACGCCGCGCGCACGGGCCCACACCTCGACTAGGTACACGTTCGGCGCCCACTCAGCGTCCGGCGCGTTGATCAGTCTCGGCCGCGGATGCTCAGCGAGCTCGAGGATCTCAGGCATGCTGAGCTGCAGCATTTCTTGCAGGCTAAGCTGAATCTTGTAGCGGTGCCCCTTCGCGTTGAGCGTGTTAGGCAGACGCCACAGGCGCAGCTTGTCGTACACCGCGCGATCGAACGGAATGGCACCCATGAGCTCGACGGCCGCGGCGCGCTCGAAGACGTGCAGCTCAGCCGATGGCTCGAACCCACCGAACAACGTATGCGGGATCTCAACGTGGAATCCTTTCGCACCGCTGAAGTAAAACCGCAACGCGTCAAGCGGAACGTCCTGCACCTCAAGCTTCCACAGAAACTGGCGCGCCCATCCCAACGCGTTAGCCGGATCAGTGCGATCGTCGAAGTCGAACGGCAGCGAGGTATCCCATACCTCACCGTCGTAACCCTCGATCGTCGGATTGCCGACCGCGTTGGTGTGGCTGCGTGTCCACTCGACGAGCGCCAGGTTGCCGCGCCGGTGGCTGATGTACCGCTCGGCACCGACGTCAGCGAAGTTCACGTCAGCGAGACGCTGGACGTGGTTGCGTCGATTCAGAGCGCCGAGCGCGGTATCGACGTAGGCGAAAGTCGCGGCTACGTCATCCATCGTCGATCTCCAGCATCCGTCGCACGGATGCCTCGCGCTGTTCTTTCGTAACATGCCGTGGCGCCGCGACTCTGGCGGTTCGCCCAAGTGCCGCGTACACGCCCTCGCGCGCATGATCAACTTCGTCCGGGTTGAGTGGGTGAATGTCGCTAGCCTCGACCAGAAGGATGACGCGTGATTCGCCGTTCTTAGCGGTGTACGTCTTGATCTCAAGTTGGCCGGTCACAGCCATGTGCTTGCCGGGCGCACACCAGCGGTACAACTGATCGCGCTGCTTGCCACCGAAGCGCACCAGCGCCTCGGGATGCTTCAGACGCAGGTCGGCGACCTTGCCGCGAAACTGCAGCAGTTCGACACCGTTCGCGTCGAACCGCTGCTCGACGGCATGGCTGACGATCAGGCGAAACTCTACGCGGAGACCGTCCACCATTCCCTCAGAAAGGGATCTCGTCGTCGTCGGCTGCTTCCCGTGCGACGGTGACCTCAGCGGTGCCATTGGCAAACGTGCCGCGCATCACCCGCAGCACGTAGTTGTGATACGCGTTGGCGCCCTTGTTGCGCGGCTCAGCCAGCCCGACGTACTTGAGCCCCACCGTATCGCCGGGTTGCGGATTCAGCGTGTCGAAGCGTTTCTTGAGCACTGTCCGAAACAGCGCTACCCCCCATACCGTCTCGTCTTCAGCGTCCTGGATCACGGCGACCTGCGACTCGCCGTAGTCAGTCACGATCGTCTCGTAGCGCAGCAGCGTGCCAACAAGAGTGGTGCCAGGCTCATCGTCCGCGTTCCACCGTTCAGGCAAGCTGCCGTCGTCCTCTGCGACCGCTCGCCGGAGATCATCCAGGCTACCCATCAGTCACCTTTCAAGCTCCACCGATATGGCTGGTGGCCCACCACTCAGTGACGTACATGGAAATAGATCGCGAGACCGACCAGCACCAGCAACGTGGACATCGCGACCACCGGGATCAGCGTGTTCGAACGTTTCGTGAGCGAGCCGCGCGCGTGGTAGTCGTGTCGAAAGTCGAGGCCATGTCGAAAGTACAGACCGTTGCTGCGCGTACGAACGCTCATCGGTAGCGCCGTTTGACCCACGTGCCGAACGCCACGGACACACACAGCCCCACGATCAGCCACGCAATCAGAACAAGTACGACCATCTCCAACCCCCTCTAACAGCCGTACGCGGTGACGGCCACGAACTCACGCGCCCTGCCCGCGTTCAGCATGTACTCCACGGCCGCGCGATTCGCCGCAGGATCGAACACGCTCAGCCCGGCCTTGCCTTGCGGCGTCGTGGCCCACGTCGAGCGCAGGAACTGGCCGAGGCCGGCCGCACCGGAGCGCGGGTTCACGGCACCTGGGTTACCGCCCGACTCGTGACGGATGATGCACGCCGCGCGTGCTGAGAGGATGGGCACCACGGGCGGCGCCGGCTCGGGCAGTGGGTGGCTCAACTCGCCCACGCTGCGCAGGTACGTCCGCGCGGGTAAGCCGGTGCTCGCCATCGCACCGCGCAGGTCGATCACGTCGACGCCGGCGTCATCCGCCGCGGCGCGGACCTGCTCGTCCGAGTCGACGACAGGATCGCTTGCCGCGTGGATGCCGAGCGCGGCGCCGCCAACCACGGTCACGACCACGCCAAACACGGCGCCCATGAAAAACCGCGCCATCTATCCGACCGTCTCGCGACGACGCACGATGACGTCGACGATCGTGCCGCGTTCGGTGTAGTGCAGGTCACACGCGAGCTCGCGCGGGCCAGCAGGATCGCGAACGCGTTTGATCGCGTCCCAGACCACGGGCAGCACGTACTCGGCGGACGGGTACCGCATAGCGTGCTCGCGTCGCGCGAGCCTCATCTTGTCGTTGTCCACGTCATACTCGCCGTTCCCTAAGCCGCCGTCTCAGTCGCGAGCAACTGACGTTTCTGCATCTCGAGCTCGACCAGACCGCGTTCGATCAGGTGCGCGCCAAGGTCACGTGGCTCGAGCCCCTTGGCCTTGGCCCAGAAACGCAGGAGTGGCCACAGATCCTCCCGCAACGGCACATTCAGCCGTGGTCCCAGATATGGCATGGAGCGAAGTCTGAGCGCGCCGAAACCACCGTGCGCGACATTTATGCCGACTTACTGATCGGGTCAGGCAGCGGCGCAGCGCAGCGCCAGATTGACCACGCCGTCGAGTTTGCCGTCCATCATCAGATCGACCGAGCCCCACGTAAGACCGACCAGACCGGCCGCGAGCGGCAGATGCCAGGGCAACTCCGTGAGCACCAGTCCGTACTCGTGCAGTCGGTCGCGAATCGTTTTGTCCGAGGGTGCCCCAGGCAAGCGTTCCTTGATCTTCTCGTGGTAGTAGTGCAGCAGTGGACTGCGGCCCTGATGCCGATCGCGTGGAGCCTGCAGATAGTCCTGATAGATCTCGTTGCTGACCTCGACGAGCTGACGTTTGTCAGGTGCCCACTTGTCCACGCGCGTCCGACGTGGCGATGTGCTCGCCGTCGGGTGTGGCTCCTGTGCCTCGATCTTCTGCTCGAGGCGAGCGAGACGTTCGTCCAGGTTCCGAAGATCACCTATACGCACAGATCGGTCCTCCGCGTCATGCGCGAGATGCGGGTCCGCCTGCTCCGGACCCATCTCTCCAGCATGCGGCGGCTCATACTGCATGAGACGCACAAATCCGGCGACATTAGAAAACTCCGCGTTAGCCCCAGACATACCCCTACCCCTTAGAACGAGTGTTCTAGTATAGGGCCTTTTCGGGTGGGTGCGGCTTCCCCGACCGTAAACGCGCGGTAACACCAGGTAAAGATTCTGTGTCCCCATCATGTCTCCCCCTCATCCACACCGGCAATTAGTCAGGTGGCGTATGTACAATCCAAGATGCGCGATGCTACACTAGCGCGCCCCAAGATGCACGTAGCAGAGACTGTTCAGCGAACGTCGTTCTCTGGTTTACCTAACGTGGTGCTCGTGCCGCGTCTACGCGCGCTTCGTCTCGAGCAGGCACTCACCCAGGATGACCTCGCCGAGCGCGCCGGCGTGGCCCGTTCCACGGTCCTCAAAGCCGAAGCCGGCCACGAGTTGCGCCCGTCAACGGTGAGAAAACTCGCGCGTGCGCTGGGTGTCAGACCGATCAGACTGCAGCGGTAGTAAGTCGCCGTAAATGTCGCGCACGTGGACATCGACGCAGGCAGACTCTCGGTGTGGCCCCGAGTGGTGTTCCCTGGATCGACGAGTTCCGCCGCTACGTCGCCGAGCTGCGGTCGATCTACGCCCGCGACGTCAAGACCGACGCCAGCGCAACGTCGGCGTCCCGTCGGGTGCCAGCACCACGTCCTGCACGAGTCGTTCGAACAGACCAGTCCAGTGCTCCCAGCTCAGTTCGTCGAACGGCAGCTCGGCCGCGGACGCCAGGCCCTCGCGCAACGCAGCCGTCGCCACCTGCGCCGTCTGCACGATCCGACGACGATCGAGCACCTGCCGCTTAGCCTCCTCGTGCTCCAGACGCTGGTGCGCGATCAACGAACGCTGACGGTCGTACACAGCCTTGCTGATGTCGCCGGCGCGCCAGTCCACATACAGCGTCTCCTCGCGCTCGACAAGCACCTGCAGCGCGAGCGTGGCCGTCTCCAGCACCGAGGCGTCTTCCGACGCCGTACGCGCTTCCTGTGCAGCCTGGCGCAAGATGTCGGCCTCGACCGCGGCAATCACCTCATCGGGATGCTTCACGGCGTCGACGAACAGGTCGCGGACGATGGGCCACAACGTGCGCGTGCCGATGCCATCGTTGGGACAGTCGGGTACGTCGGCGGCCACGCTCTTGCCGCGCTGACGCTCGCGCGTACACAGCATGTACCCGTAGTCATAGACCTTCGTCTTGTACGTCTTCGCCCGAAAACCCATGCGCCAGCCGTCGGCACACACCACGCGCCGACGCAGCGGATGCACGGTGCGCCCAATGCGGCCGGCGTAGTTCAGGTTGTTACTCGTGATCAGCGCGTCCAGTGCCGCGCCGGTGATGTGTCCGTCACGCTCGCAGCCACCCGTGGCCAGACACTCGGTGCGTTCCAGGTCCGTGGCGTGGATCAGCGGCGGCACCTCGAGCGGAATCGCGTCGGGGTTGTCGGTCCGTCCAACCACGAACATCTCGCCGTTGCGTCGCTCGGTCTCCACCTTGAACCGCGCGTAGTCCAGCCTGCCCCACAGCGCGGGGTTGCGAAACATCTGACGCACGCGCGCCGACGTCCAGCGCGCGGTCCGACCAGGCGCCTGCGGTGCGTTGGCCTGGAGCCACTGCGCGATGCTGAGCATGCGTTCGCCGCGCGCGTAGCGGTCGATGGCCCCGAGCACGTAGTGCGCGCGCTCGGGCATCACGTGCGCGATGCGCGTCTTCGGGTCACGCTCCAGCCAGTACGGCTTTTTCCCCGCCACCCATTGGCCGCGGCGTGTGCGCTCCGCCCTCTGAGACATCGAGCGGCGGCGCGTGGTCTCGAGCTCCTGACCGCTCATGTACGACCAGATCGCCACCTGGTCGATGTCGTACGGCCCGTGCGTGGCGTTGAACTGGTAGGTAGGGAGTTCCTGGTGGAACAGCACCACGGGATAGGCGCCCTGCAGCCCGCGATGAAAACGCGTGTGGTCGTAGAACACCACGCCGGCGTGCTCGCCCTTGTGGGCGTCTTCGAACATCTGCTGCCACGCCATGCGTTTCGGATCGAGGCCAGTGCGCCAGTCACGGTAGACCTTGACAGGCACGAGGTCGTGCTGGCGGCACCAGTCGTAGCTCGCCTGGTCCTGCACGTCGTGGGAGACGGAGTCGTCGTCGTCGTCAGACAAGCGCGAGTAGACGGCTCGGCGCCGTTCGAAGGGTGTCTCGGGATCGAACTCAAGGGATTCGATCTTGAAGCGGTGGGTCTTTTTGAGCCGCGGCACAGCGTCACAATCCTAGCAGAATGGTGCCATTATTGCATTACACCCTTGAAATTGCAATGCGATAGATGTACCATGCTTGCATGAACTCGAACAGCACCATCGACCTGGCCGATCCCAGGACACAGCGCGCGATCTACATCGCCGCGGATGCTGGCCAGTGGATCCGCTGCACACGTCGCGATGGACAGACGCTGTTCGGCATCCCCTCCAGCAAGGACTCCGACAAGCATTACTTCGCTACCGCGGATTTCTGCACTTGCCCCGACCGGACCTACCGTGTCTCTGAGTGCAAGCACATGACCGCCGTTCGCATCCACGAGGCTCTAGCAGCAGCATGAATCGCTCACGTGTAACTAGCGCGGACCTGATCCGCGCATTCCAGATCGGTCGCAACGCTCGCATCGATGGCAAAGGCGTAGCCGCCGATCTGACCATCATCATGGCCAACAATTTCCGCGGCTACCCGCGCATGCTCGACCTGCTGAACGAGGCACAGAAGGGGTGGCGGCAGCAAGACGCACTGATGAACTCAGAAGCAGACGAGCCTCACAAGTACGAGCTCGAGCACCTGATGGACAAGGCACGCGTGCGATGACCACCACTCTTGAGAAAACGAGCCGCGAGTTCATGCTCGCGGCGGAACGCTCCACGACCCTGTACGACCTCAGCGCGGACTATCTGCGCGTGCTGGACCTGATCGAAGAAGCACCCGACGACGAAGCCCTCGAAGCCGAGCTCGACCGCATCGCGGGCAAGCTGACCCAGAAGGCGGAAAGCATCGCGGGACTGATCGCCCACTTCGAGGGTGTCTCGGCCATGCGCAAAGCAGAAGCCCAACGGCTGAAGGAACGCTCCGACACGGACCAGAAGCGCGCCGACCGACTCCGCGCATACCTGCTCAGGAACATGCAAGCTCTCGGCACCGAGCACATCGAAACCGTTCGGTTCTCACTGAAGGTCAGGACCAACCCACCCGCGGTGCAGGTGCTCGAAGAACAACTCGTGCCGGCTGAGTACATCCGCACCGTGGTCACCACCAGCGTCGACAAACGCTCCATCCTCGAAGATTTCAAGCAGACCGGCGAGATCCCGCACGGCGTCGACATCACCCGCGCTCAGCGCCTGGAGATCAAGTGATGGCTGGCAACGGACGTCCCGCCAACGTGCAGGTCGAAGGCATCGTCGAGGCCGTCAACGACAACGGACTCAAGCTCGACGGCGACTGGGTGAATGTGAGCAAATACAAGCCCGTCGCACTGCCCGACGTCGGCGCCCACGTCAAACTGGACGTCGATCCGCGCGGCTACATCCAGAAGGTCGAGGTCCTCGACTCCGCGCCAACCACCAGCACTGACCGTGGGCGAACGATCACGCGACTCAGCGTGTTGAAGTCCGCGGCTCAGTACGCAGCGTACCGGCCGATGATCAAGTCAGATGACGTGCTCACCATTGCCGAACGGTGGCTAGCATGGGTCGACCAGAGCTAATGTCTGACAAGTTGAGCTACGAAGCCGAGCGCGACGAACTCCGCGCCGAGAATGAGCGGTACAAAGAGCTTTACGGCGCAGCGATGGACGCTTGTCCCAACAACGAGTGTTAGTGTGACCAAGCCTCGTCACCGACATTCAGTCCAAGTTGGCTCCTCAGGTCACCAGATCGCGGAGTTTGAATGCGAGTGGGGAGCCAGCTATGAAACCCTCCGGGAAGCAGTCGAGGCGTACTTGGAGAACGACTCCCAGGCGAATTGGGATGCGCTCGCTGCGCTTGTCAGCGATAAGGTGCCGTGATGTCTGACAAGAATGAGATGCTCGATCTGAGTGTTGGTGCCGATTACATCGTGCCTGCGGCAAGTTGGGATGAACTACACGCTGAATTGGTCAGGCTCAATCAAGCGCTGAATATGGTCGCTGAGGAACGCGAAGCGTGGAAAACTACGGCTGCACGGCTGCGGGCGTCACTCGAAGACGTGACGAAGGCGGCTGAGTTCGCCATCGGCTGCGCCGGTGATGATGAGAACGTGTGCGACGGTGGCTGCATCGAACTGCTAGCCGAAGCGTTAGACCGACATAAGGAGTGATATGTCGAGCAAACGAACGCCGTATCAGACTGCGGCTGACCTAGAAATAGATCGGCTACAACGCAAGGTCGAGGAACTGACTGCTGATCTCGAAATCGTTTGCGCTGACCGCGACGCTCAGGTCGATGAGGTAGTGAGGTTGCGCGATGTCGCCTGGAAGCATGGTAATCGCGCTGATGTAGCCGACTACGTCGTCGAGAAGCTTCGGAACATCATCGAAACCTCGCGCAACATCGAGACAGCACGCGAGCGATTAGATGCTGCGGAGTCTCACGATGTGCCTTGGTAACGATAAGAACTTCAGCGCTGCGCAGCGGACTTCAGCGCTGTCACGTACGCCCGCCACTTCCGAACGTAATCGGCGCGTTCCTGCAACGTGACCACCGGCAACGGCTGTTCTACACAGCGACCGCCCGAGCGATACGCGAGCACGTGACCGCAGCCTGGATGACGGTCGATACACGTCTCGGGCAAATCGACCACGAGTTGCTCGCCACGTAGTGCAGCGTGGCCGCTGAGCTTGCAGTGTGGGCAGAAGTCCATCCAACGTCAGAGTCGCAACACGACTTCGTAGACGACGATCAGCACCAGCGAGATCCCACCTATCAACAAGAACAACGAGGTGATCGTCGGCTCCCACTTGCCCGTCACCATATGACCTGCTCGCTCGCGGCTGTAGCCAACCGAGATCGTCAACTCCAGCTTGAAGTTCGAGGTCCTGGCCGGGTTCGGATCGAGCACTTCGTCTGGTTCGACCGGCAGCACACGCTCACGTCAGTCGCGCTACCGCCAGCGCCGCGATCAAGCCGAACACCACCGTTTGAGACATCGGCAACACGCCCACCAGGCCCAGGATGGCCAGGATGAGTACCAGCAGCGCTATCAACCAGCCAATCGTCACCGGATACGTCCCTACCGTTGCGACGTGCATCCCCCCTACCGTTGGCCGACCGTTGCCCCATCTGCCCGTGGGCATGATGGCCGTCTACTGCGGCGGCTCAGGCGGGCAGCCTTCCAAGGTCAGCCACTTGCTGCGCTTCACGGGCAAAGGCAAGTGTCCCGTTTGCGTAGCGTGGGTGCCACTGAAGCGGATCGGGCCGCATGCCGAAGACGGCTGTCGAGCGATTGGAATAGAGATCGAGGAACGCTACTGCGAAATCGCCGCCAAACGACTCGCGCAGGAAGTGCTGTTTGACGCATGAGCCTGTCAAATCGGTTAGTCAGACATAAGAACTACTAAGTCCGGCCGGATCTGACGCTCGCCACGTACTGGCGCCACATCCTGACGTACTCCTGACGCTCTCTGAGCGTGACCATCGGCATCGGCTCGTCCACCCGTCGCCCACCCGACCTGTACGCAATGACATGCCCACACCGCGGGTGTCGGTCGATCGACGTGACTGGCAAGTGAGCCGTCAGTTGCTCGCCCCTTACTGCCGAGTAGCCGTCGAGCTTGCAGTGCGGGCAGATTTCCACGGCACTAGAACAGCGCCAGCACCTTCGGCAGCACGAAGATGATGATCAAGATCGCCACGGCAGCACCCGCCAGCATCAACCCGAGCGAGTCCATCCTGGCTTCCCAGCGGTCGCCCTGGGTATTCGGCCGCCGCCGCTGGTAACCAATGCTGATCGTCAGGTTGAGCGACATCCCCGAGTCGCGGTCTACGTGAGGCGGGCGACCGCCAGAGCCGCGATCAGGCCGAAGACCACTGTCGCGCTCTGCGGCAGCACGCCCACCAGACCCAGGATCGCCAGGATCAGTACCAGGAGTGCTATCAGCCATCCAATTGTCACCGGATACGTCCCTACCGTTGCGACGTGCATCCCATCCCCCTCACACTCGAGTTTCCACGTAGATGACCGACACCGGACCTAAGGCGTTGAACTGGTCCCTGGACAACGTGTCGAAGACTCCCATATATCCAGGGCTCGCCGAGTTGGCCACCCAGATATTCGGCCCACTGATCCCCCGAATCCCCATGTAGTGGTACATGCCTTGCGGATTGATGGTGCCCGTATATTTCCGCGCGATGGCGTACGCCTGGTCGAACGTGACGTACGCCTGCCGCGCGATCAACCCATACGCCCCCAATGTGTCGACGACGCACTGCGCGTTCATCGAGCCGTACGTCGGATTCACACAGCTCGGATACCCCATCTGGGTACCCACCGCGGTACGCGCCTCGTAGATGTCCGTGTCCTGATAGACCGTAGCCGTGGCCTGGAGTACCCACGTACAACTACACACGGAGCAGGTCCAGTCGTACGCCTGGAGTGGCATGAACCACTCCGCGTCCCAGGTCAGCCTTTTGGGGGTTGGTCCTCCGCGTACTCCGAGTCCGTGACTGGCGGGTCCGGCGTCACCGTGCCCTGCAACGTGGGGTCGAGCGCGTAGAGATACGCCTCCACGCTGTCGGCTCCCGTCCAACGACCCTCGACAGATGCTTTGAGCGCCTGAGTGAAAATGCTCTGCTGTTGTTGAAGCTGCGTGATCTGTGCAGCCTGATCATCCGTGTACGCGCTAATGTCGGTCATGCCGCTACGGCGACCTCCGGTGCAGCCAGAATGTGGTTCTTGTCGGCACTCAGGTACGCGGGATTAGTGCGCATCAGCACGTCGTACTCGGCCAGGTCCTGAATCACCGCGACCTTGTGAGCGTTGCCGACAGCGCCACCGGACGGGTTCATGCCGACGATCAGTCCGTCGCCCGGATCGACGTACACCACCTGGAACATGTTGTCGGATGCCTGCACCTCGGCACCCTGGAGCACAACTGCTGCTACTCCCTGATCGAGCTGCCAGCGTCCGGGTCCGTCCATGCGATTGCAGTTCAGACGTACGTGCGACTCGCCCAGGCCCGTGGCGTCAGCGCTCGTAACCTGACCACACGCACAGCCGTCGAGGTCAGTCTTGTTGACAAACATCTGCTGCACGTTGGGTGCGTCCGCGCCGCCACCCACCGGGTGGGTGCTCGATCCACCACAGCCGTCAGGGCAGTTCAGGATGATGTAGTTGTGTTGCGGGCTGCCGTCGATACCGGTGGTCCACTTGATCTCGGCGGCGGGGATGGTGCCACTGTGGCCCATCTCATCGAAGACCACGTCAATGCTGCCGTCAGGATTGAATTGAACCGGTCGTAATGACATCAGGGATTTGCCTCCAGTGCGGCCCAGGCAGAAGACCCGGCAGCAACAGTTGAAACAACAGCTCCGGCGCTATTCGCTACAAGGCCACTAGCTACGTTCGCACTGATACCAATGTGATCGACATTGCCAAGATAAATACCGATTCCCGTACATTGCGGTCCTTGGAAATTAGTGGCATTGACGATACAGAAATCTCCAACCGCTCTACACGTGAATGTCGGTGTTGCTGACATTGTCGCTCGCATGCCCCATGATCCGATAGACCCAGTCGTCGTATACACATGACCGACAGTTAGTACATCACCAGCACCACCAGAGTTCCAGCGCTGGTAGTAGCGGTTGCACCTCGCCAGGTCATCGGCCGGGTGGAGCGGTGCGTAGTCGGCCGCGACCGAGCCGACCACCAACATGGCGTTGTCGATGTACGCCGTGCAGGTGGCAGCGAACAAGACTTTGATGTACAGCGCCGTGAGTGATCCCGGGAGCACACTTGCGGTAGTGACCGTCAAAGTCTGATACGTGCCACCACCCGGATGGAAAGCACTCGTCGCCAGGGAGGCCCCACTTTGATCCTGAAGAGCAATACGGACAGCGTTAGCGGTTGCGGTATTCACCCGCACGCTGAAGCTGAGGTTTCGTCCGATAAGACTCGGAACCTGATCATTGACTGTCTGGTACAGGGACGACGCGCCAGCACCGGTGCCAAGCGTGAACGTCACCGCTGCACACGCGCCTGAGCCGACATCTACGTTTGCCGTATTGCGCGAAACAGAAAACGTGTCGGTGCCGACCAGTTGCAGGAACCAGCGATCAGTAGTCGGTACTGCAGTCGTGAACGGCCCGTTGCCCCTCTGCCAGATCTCGAACCCTCCGTTGGTAAGCAGGTTCAGTCTGGCCGTGTCGGTGCCGAGTTTCGCGTTCGTGACCGCGTTATTGGCCAGGTCGGCCGTGGCGATCGTGCCGTCGGCAATCTGCGTCGTGGTGATCGCCCCGTTGGCAATCTGCGTCCCGGTGATCGTCCCGCTCGCGATATCGGTCGCCTGAATCGTGCCGTCCGCGATCATCGTTGAGGTGATCGACCCCGGCGGAATCGCGCCCGTGATCGGCAGACCCTTGCCTGTGGTGTGATCGTGGTTGTCAACGGCAAGCGCGAGGGTTTGGAGGTCTTCCTTTTTAAAGATGTCAGTACCAGCAGTCGCGTACGGAAACTGGTTCACCCCTGTATAATTCGTCGCGTTAGTTCGGGCCATGACTGCTCCTCTCGATGCGAGATTCTGGACAAAAGTACTGCGAGGTGATGGCTGCTGGCTGTGGCGAGCCGGCACAAATAAACGAGGCTACGGTCGTATCGGAATAACCGGAAAGCAAGTAGACCTCGCACATCGCGTAGCGTGGGAGCTGGTCTATGGTCCGATCCCTGATGGCCTGTGCGTTCTGCACCATTGCGACAACCCTTCCTGCGTTCGACCGAACCACCTGTTCCTGGGTACGCGACGTGACAACTTTGCCGATATGCGGGCCAAGGGACGCGAGCGAAAGGTCGGCCCTCACGGCGAACATCAACATCTCGCCAAACTTACCGAAGCCGATGTCCACGTGATTCGGCGTCGCCGCGGCACTGGTGAAAGGCTGCGCACCATTGCAGCGGATTTCGGCATCAGCATGACCCTTGTCTCGGACATAGCCAGGCGCAGAATCTGGAGGCATGTCGACTAACTCGGTGGTGGTTCGACCGCCGTCCACTGCACGGCTTTGACGTGCAGACTCCCGCGCCACTGACGACCGACCTCGTCAAAACTCTGACCGACGTGATAGTCGATGAAACTCAGGTACGTATTCGTCTCGTCCGGCAAGATCACCGCGACCGCGCCCGGATTGTCGACCGCGGCCTCCAGCAACTGGCGAATCATGGTCCTGCCCATGCGCATCGGCACGCCGTCACGTCTGACCAGCCCGTCCGCGCACAGGATGTCGCCTTCGAACGTCATGATCCTGGACGGACGTACCGCGTGGCCGATGGCCACCGACGCGACCGACGGCGAGCTCGTGTTCACGGTGTTGTGCAGATGCACGCGGAACTGCGCCAGAATCGCCACCGTGCCAACCGGGAACGGCTGCCGATCGAACGTACCGTGCTGAAAGCTATACCCGAAGTCGGTCCAGGTGCTCTGTAGCGGGTTGATCTTGTACTCGAGCGTCACGTAATTGGTGGTGTCGATGCGCGGCCCACTCACCGACCACGAGCGCAACGTCTTGCGCGTCGCCTGGTACGTGCCATGCCAGTTGGGCAACTGCACCCAGTCGTCACCCACCAGGAACCGGTACTGACTGCACGCCAGTGGATTGAACACACACGCGTTGGTCAATCTCGCAATGCTGCCATCGTTGAACCCGATCAGCGTGAACGTGTGGCCAGCCGGTGCACCGATGGCCGTGGTGAACATGCGGCTCGGGTATTTCCCCGACCAGCCACGATTGATGGCGCCGTTCCAGGCATCGATGCGCTCGGGGTTGGCCAGTACGTTCGCCAGCGTCTGGTACGTTGAGAAAGTGCCCTGGATGATGAATGCGCCGAACTTGCACAGGTACGACGTCTGGGTGTCCGGGTTCCACACACCGCCGTACAGGAACATGTTGCCGACGCCCGCCACGCTGGTCACCTGGCCGCGCACCGGGCCGTCGTAGTCGGGCAACTTCTCAGGACCGATCTCCTCGAGCGCAAGGTCGGGTCCGACGCGGCTCAGGTTCGTGCCGTAGCCCACGTAAATGTCGTTGATGAACTGACCGCGGCATTTCCCATTCCGCGCATTCGGAGCGAACTGCAGGAACGGGAACAACGGGTGGTCGTCGCCCGCGGCATCCAGCGTGTACAGCCCGTCAGTCTTGGCGATCACCAGCACGCCGCCCGCAGTCGCGATCAACGCAGTGATCGGGCTCGAGCGGTCGCCGACTCGAAACTGGAGGCTGGTGTAGTTCGCTTCGTTGGTCGGGTCAGCGTTGGTGTCGCACTTTCTCAGGTTGTTGGTCTGGTCGGCCCACCACCACTCGCGACCGATTCTCACAAACCCGAGCGCTCCGAACGTCGCCATCGCGGTCCATGCCGTACCGTTGCTGGAGTACATCGCCGGAAAGCCGTCGCCGAAACCCACCCAGGCTCTGGGCGTTCCGTCGAAATTGGACGCGAACACCGTCGCACACATGATCGGATGCGGCAGCGTGGCTGCCACGGTCCACGTGTTGGTCGACGGCGCGTAGCTCAGGATCTGCGTCCCGCCCGCCGCGTACAGGATGCCGCCGAGCTCGAAGAAGTCGACGACCTCGCCGTTGGCCGCGCCGGTCGAGTCCAGGATCTCGGGCCCCTTGCACCACGGCCAGATGCTCAGGTCGACGCCCATCGCTTCGGCGTAACGGTAGTCGTGCCACTTGCGCTGGATGCGCATGCCCATGCCGATGGTCAGACTCTCGAACGGCTCCTCGCGGTCCGCGATGGGAGACAGGTTGGCGTAGTCGAAGTCCGGCGGATCGACGGACGAGATGTCCTCGGCTTTCGCGGACATCAATGCGGGCTGACCGGGCCCCGGACTGCCGATCAGAAAACCGGTGCCGTTGACGTGGATGTGGAACGGCCACGGAGCTCTTTTGGCGTAGAGACTCATCCCCAGTACTGCCCTGCGAGTTGGCGCGGTGGTCCGAAGTAGCGACGTCGACGGAGCGTCCGTTGCGGGAGTGGCGCGGTGAAGTGCTTTCGGCACTCATCCGAAAACCACGCCGCGGCCGCCTGCTGATCGCGAATCAAGCGCTGGTTCGCCTGCGGCTCGAGCAGGTGGGCGAATCTGCGCCAGGCAATGACCAGGGCCGCAGACGCGCACCACACGCGCTCTACGGGCGCTTCGTCCGTTTCGAGGTACAACCCGCTCTGTTCGCCGTACGTGCCTCCTGAGGCCCTACAGTGGTCGTACGCGCGTTTCAGACACCGCAGGTACAGCACATCGCCGTCTACGAAACTCGTGGTGCCCGTGTTCAAGTAGAACGTCCCACCGTCACGTTCGACCATTCCGCGTACCACGTTCTCGAACGGGTCCTGCAGGTCGCGGTCCTGATAGTCCTTGAGTATGCCGACCTGTAGCACGTCCGACGGGTCTTGTAGCCACGGACACGCTACTGACAGGTCGTGACGGCTCTTGAGCTCGGTCGGTAGACATACCACCTCCACCACCAGCCAGCAATTTTTCAGACCGTCATTGAGCAGCCGATGCGTGGTCGGGACGTCGAACGGACCGAGAACTTCGAACCGTTCACCAAAGCCACTCAAGCCCGTGTTTTCCAGGTCATCGTACGTCTGTGTCTCGAGTTCGGCGTAGGTGAAAGCTTCGAGGTTCTGGTACAGCGTGCCCGCGCCGGGATCGGCAATCGGTGCCAGTGCCCACGCCAGATCGGGTTTTATGAGACCTTGAGCGGGGTCGTAGAGTTGCACGTAGCGATGACGGTCGGTCTGCTGTACAGCTTGTGGACGGTACAGTGGACGGTCGATCAACTGGTCCATCTGCGGGATACCCGACTGGATCGGATACGCGTGGCAGTACAGGTTCTGCAGGTCCGAGTTGCCCATCGCACGAACCTCGTAACTGTCAGGCCCGATGTAGGGTCCAGCCTCGACGGAGAACGTGGAGCGGTACTGCGCGAGAGTCGGCATCAAAGAACCTCAGGCATACGAGACGACCGCCTCGAGGGTAGTGATATCCAGACGACGAACGGCACCAGTCGAATCGATGACGTAGAAACCGTGATCGGTCTTCGCGAACAGACGCAACGTGCCAGCTACGGGCGTCGCCGGATTCGAAGCCTGTTCGGGCAAGTCGAGCGTGGCAAGCGTCGCCCACGCGATGGCGTAGTCAACCGCACTCGTCTTCTGAAGTAGCTGCCCGGTGGTGCCACCCGTTGGCATACCCACACCGACGGGTCCCTGCGGGCCAGTCGGACCAGGATCACCTTTCTGAGCAATCGTCTGCCACGGTGCCGCGGGTGGGGTGACCCCGGCTGAGATGGCACTCGGCGCGTAGTAACTCGAGCCCTGATACGTGACCGCATCGTTCGCCAGGTACGTCGCCGCTACGTCCCATGCGCCGCGCCAGTTTGGCGCCCCGCCCGGCGGTCCCTGGATACCCTGCACGCCTTGCGCGCCCTGGATACCTTGCGGACCTTGCGGGCCAGTTGGACCGACCGGACCAACGTCGCCCTGCGGCCCCTGCGGACCTGGTGGCCCAATTGGACCCGTCCAGGGTGGCGGATAGTCCGGCTCGAGTGGCGGCGCCGGCGGCGCACCCGCGAGCGGCAGCAATGGCGGTGCCTGAACCGGACCGATGGGCTGCAGTACCGGCGTCTCGGTCATGGCTCCTCAACCGCCACGGTCATGGCCGCGCTTCCGCGACTCCCGTTCTGGACACACACCAGCGTGATGATGTCGCCAGGCACCACCGTTCCGTTGTCAGGCGGATAGGTCGTAAAGACACGCTGTGTCGATGCCGCCGGTAGCGTCGGTCGGTGCGCCGGGTTGGTCCACATGCTGATGCCGTTCTTACGCACGTCCAGGATCGAGTCGGCACCCGTCGACTGACCCTGGATGACCGCGGCGACCACGACCCGGATGTGACCTTTCATACACGCGCAGTAGATCGCCAAGACCTGCTCGGCATTGGGCGGAGTGGTCGCTCCACCACTGATAAAGCCTTGCGTCCGGAGCGGACTAAACGTCGAGGACACGCTGGCCTTTCTTTTTGATGACCACCGACGCCTGTCCGCCGACGCGGTCGTTGGCGAGCACCGCATCTTCGACCGCGCGGTACGCCTTCACGTAGTCAGCTTCGCTGTCGATGCCGAGCTGACGCATGCCCTCGTCTCGGGGCAGGTTGAGAAACCGCTCGCCCTCGACGACGCCACGCTCTGCCTCGACCTCCAGTGGATCGAGGCAGTAGCCGTCCCTGGACACCCGCCTGACGGTGTCGGTGATCAATAGCGCGTACGCGCGCCTGACCTCCTGTTCGTCCTGGCAGTAGCGTCGCGAGCCCGAGATGAACTCGATGCGGTAAAAACCAGGCCCGAAACTGCAGCCAGGACGATGTTTTCCCAAGCTCACGTAGGTGTCACCGTCGCGTCAGCACTCACGGAATTCAGCCCTGGACCCTGGCTGGCAACGCGGTAGTGGATCAGCACCGCGCTGGTCAGACCAGTCAGCACCACGCTGTGGCTCAGCACCTGCGCCCCGTTGTACGCCGTGTTGCCGTACGCGGTGGTCGTGCCGTACTCAACCAGCGAGTCGCCCGGTAGCGTGGTCGTCCACGTGATGGTCGCTTGAGTGACACCGGGCGTGCCGGTCACGCCACCCTGGACCGACGCCACTCCTTGCGGCCGTCCACCCTTGCCCGTACCGGATGAGCCGACGATGGCGTCCGTCGGCCACGTCGCCGGTTTGGTGTTGCCCAGGTCGGCCGCCCAGTCGACCGGCGTATGCGTCCACAAGCCGCCCGCGGCGCCCACTCCTGCAACTGGCATCAGGGAGCCGGCGTAGCCGCGGGCATGGCGCCCGAGTTAGCGGTCGCCTCGGTGGTTTCGACACCCGAGGCAGGTGGCTCTGCAGAACCCGGACTGACCAGTTCTCGAAACTGGTCCGTATCGTCCACCGTCAGTTCACCCAGCACCGTGAACCCGGCGCGAAGATAGGTCTCGGCATTCGCCGCGGGTCCGATGAACTCGTCGCCTGCGGGACTCGTGAATTTGAAATACAGGTTGCCCGGCGGCGTACCGAGCGGCTCTTCTTGCTTGGCCTGCGCTGCTTTCAGCCAGCCGCTTGCTTCAGCCATCGTCTAGCGTCTCCTCGCTTCGCGCATCGGGTCGTAGCCCTGACCGCGCGCCATCTTGCTCGCGAGCTCTTCGCCGTTGCCGATGCTCGGATCCGGCGCGGCGGTTCGGGGTTCGGGTTTGAGCGCCGGCATGCGTGGCTTGTAGCCGACCTGCTCGCACATCTCCTTGAATCGGTCCTCGAGCTCGTCACGCGTCTTTTCGGCGAGCTCCAGATTGTCCTCATCCGTGAGCGCCACCTGCGGCATCCGACTCGCCAACTTGCGAATCTCGGTGATGAATCGGGCGCGTTGCTTCTGCTCGAGGATGACCGCCGGACGCAGCTCGGTCTCCCACTCACGCGCCTCGGACGGTCGGAGCAGCACGAACCCCAGGTTTTCGTACATCGTCCGATTGTTGGGATCGGACTGGAGTTGCACGATGTCGCCGTCCGGCCGCCGATACCACGCCAGCGGAAAGTTGTAGGTCAACCCGACCGACGGGTTGCCCTCGATCGGCGCCGCCCGCTGCTCGAGCCGTTCGAGTAAATCGCTCATTAGCCGATGCCCTTGGCCCACACGCCGAACGTGGGGCGCATCATCTGGTGCCCGTAGATGACCTCGGACGCGAGCTTCCAGGTGAAGAAGTCGATGTCATAGAACAGGTGCAGTTTCGGACTCCGCTGCACGATGAGCGCGAGCGCTTCCCTCTGAAAACCGAAGTTGTTGGCCTGACCGCCGGCGGGTTTGACCAGGTTGGTCGTGACGAACAGGTTCATGCCGTACATATCGCCCAGGCTGCCAGTGACGGCCGGCTTGGGGTTGCCGACATACAACGCGTTCGACCACCTGTCCAGACCGATCTTGTTCGCCTTCTCGGCCGGCGACATGATGAAAAACCTGTCGTCCGCGGGTGCGTCCGCGTCGTCGAGGTACTGGTTGGTCCGAATCACGTCGACGTCGGCGAGCGCGGTACCGAGCGTGCCCACGGTCTGGGTGAAGCCGGCCACGTCGGTCGCCAGCTTGCTGTCGATATCTCTGGCGATGGCGTACCCCATCTTCATCTGGTACTCGTTCTGCACGTCGACGATCGACTGAACCTTGATGATGTCCTCGATGCCGACCGCGGCGTAGTCCCATATGTTTCGGCAACCCGGACCTTTCGGTCCGGACCGGACTATCTCATCACTCCGGCAGTGTGACCTGTCGGAGGCGGGGCGCTGATGCGGGCGTATTGTTAGGCGTCTCACCCGCTAGTCTCTGAACCTTCTCGACTATTCGGCCATCGGCCGGCCCCGTCGAGCTTGGCTGCGGATTCCCATGCATCGGATGACGACGCAGGAACAGCGCGATCTGTCGTTGCTCGTCGGTATAGCGCCGGTGTGGGTCGCGACTCTGTGCAATCTCGATGAACCGGTACAGTGCTTCGGCCTGTGCTCGCTTCGTCACCAGATAGGGCATGACCACATCCAGGACGCGGCGCGCGCTGACGAAGCTCATCACCGAGATATGTCGCTGCGGTCGTTTGCCCAGTCGTGTAGCGTCCGGCCGCTTCGGGTCGCGCAGGTAGTAATGCTTGGCACCGATGAGCGTGAGCAATTCCGAAACGTGGTCGCAGGTCGGCACATCCGTATGCGAGACGGCGATCAGGGCGCGATAGCGTTCGGCCTCGCGTTCGTGATTTTGCAGTCGCCGTGTGTTGGGTCCGTCTGGCTTCCACTTCCAGATGCTCCGATAGAGCGTGATTGATCCTTCGCCGTCCAGAAAGCCAGCGAGCCACGCAGCGTCCATATCGCGCATGACCGTGAATGTGGTGCATGTTCGTTGGCATCTGGTTTATGTTTAGGGTTCCCGACAGTTCACCCCGTGTTTGTCACTCTCGCCTAGGCTGCGAGGCGTGCCCCCAAAACTTCTGGGTCGAGGGTAATAGTGGTAGCTGTCTCGGCAACTGTCTCATAGACGATGGCCGTGTTCTCGGTCTTGGCCCTGGCTGCTACGTTGCCAATCGAGGCGACCTTGACCGACTTGCCGACCGATGCGTCATCTTCAAACCCACGATTGACGCATTTGGCAAACACAAGATTAGACTCTGTTGCTCGCAATACTTGCTTGGACCAGATGTCGGGCGAGAAAACACCGTCGGAGATAGTTTTATCAACAAATTCCGTTGCGCCGGTAGCCACTTGTGTTTGTCCCTTCTTTAGCGCTCTATTAGCGGTATTTATTTGCTAATAGAGAGATCAGCGCTGTTGTGCGCGGATGTCGATGCCGCGCTCCAGACGCACGCGTACGCCGGGTTTCGGCCGGCCCTTGTCGTCGAAGTAGCGGTCGTATTCCTCGAGCGTCATAGCGGCGACCTGGGCGTCCGTGATCTCGCGGTACGCCTGCGCAGGTCCTCCGTCTAGCTCTGGGGATTGCTCACTCCCGACGGTCGTCGATAGTTCCGCCTTTCGCAAGGCGGGCTCACGTTTGCGGACTTCGTCCTCGAGTCCGTGACGCAACGCGGACTCGTGGACGGCCTGCAGATAGGCGGCAAACCCTTCCGTGGGTGTACCGCCAGGTGCGTAGGTTCTGCCCTGCACGTCTCGCTGGACAGCTTCGGGCAACGTGGACTGAAACGCCGTGATGGCTTGCAGGTACGGGTTCAGCGCAGCCTGCGATTGTTCGGCCAGCGCCTGACGCTGTGCTTCGAGATCCGCCGCGGACATCTGGCCGAGTGCGTACAGATCCCCACGTTCGTAGGCTTCGGAACGCTGTTTCTCGGTGCGCTGGCGTTCCTGTTCGGCCAGCGTGTCCCGAATACCCCACTTGATGCGATTGCCGATGTAGCCCTGCAGGTACTCATCCTTGATGAGGTCCTCGTTCGGCATGTTCTTCGTGAGCAGGGCCAGCATTTCTTTCGGATCGCTGGATGCTTTGAGCCGATCGAGCCATTCGGGAACGGTTGGCTCTGCCGGAGTATGTGCTGCGCCTTCGGCAGAGCCTTCCGTCTCGGGTACGTCGGACGTGGGACCTGCCGCTTCGAGTGGAGTTGGAGGCAATTCCTCGGAGACTGCAGGTTCCGACGTACGCCGTCCGCGTCGCTGGCGTCCATTCCCGTTCGCTTGAGGCTCGGGCACGGGAGGAGATGCTTCGAGCTCGTCGAGCAGATCGGGGTGCGTGGACCGCCGTATATCCATCGTCATCTGGACGGCTTGGCTTTCTTGGGGAGACCTTTGGCTGACTGACCTTTCACGAACTCAGCAGCTTTGCTCTTGCTCAACCCCTTGGTTTTGATGTTGCCGTGCGCGACCCCCTGCATGAAGCGGTATTGCGCTTTAGACGTAGCGGGCATACATCAACCTTTAATCTGGCCGAAGGTCGTCGGTGCCTGGAACGACGGCAACGTGTTCTTGATCTGCTGCAGCGAATCGGTCGGGTCGAGCCCATATTTCTCTTGCATGCCCTGCAGGATCATGTTCTGCGTACTCGGCGCCGAACGCAGGAAGTCCGCGCTATTGATTTTGTTCGGCGTAGGAATCCCATTGAGCACGCTCTGCACGCTCGCCTGATTCGCACCAGGGTTACGGATGTCATCAATCATCTGCTGCATGTACGCCATGCCCGTGTTGGTGCCCGTGCCGCCGACGGTCCCCACACCAGTGACGGTATTCGGGGCGCCGAAGCCGGCCACACCCTGGCCGCCGAGCACGCGACCGAGTTGGCCGAGTACCTGCTGCTGGCGGAACGGGTTGGCCTGAAGTCCCGCCGCGGTCGTGATGGCGCCGAGTTGCTGGCTGTACGCCTGTTGCTGGGCAGCCAGCGTGCTGGCCGGCAGACCCGCGGCGTTGACCATCACCGGATTGCCGTTGACGTCGAGCTGCGGCGTGTAACCGTAGATGTTCGCCCACGCCTGCGCCGTAGCCTGTCGCTGCGCCTGAATGTTGGCGACTTGCTGCTGCGCGGCTTGCGTCTGTTGGCCCTGGTACGTGCCCGTGAGACCAGCCTGGGTGACCGCCAACCCCTCGTTGTACTGGCGTACCGACTCGGCAAACTTCTGCTGGTCGAGCCCAAACGTCACGTTGAACTGACGCACGGCTTCGTCGAAGGCTTGCTTGTTGCCTGACGCAATGGCGCCGAGCAGCGAGTTGATACCTGAACCGAGCTGAGAAGCCGCGTTGACTGTGGCTGCCGGCGCACTCGGTGATCCACCACCGCCACCGCCACCACCACCACTGGCGCCACCAGGAGGTGGCCCGTTGTAGCTCGGGTCCGAGTAGAAGCCTAGCGAGCCACCCGCGGGATTCGGATTCGTTGCCGCCTGGATAGGCGCGCCACCCGCGGGATTGGGAAACCACGGCATCAGACTGTCACCGTCGCTTCAGGTGGGGCCACCGTCACCGGGGCCACAAACCACGGATTGGACGTCGTGGAGTACGGCACCTGCGTACCCGCCGGCAACGGCTGCGGATTCGGCCAGCGCTGACCGTTCAACTGTGCGGTGTTATAGCTCGTCCCGTAGTTCGAACCGGGTACCTGATTGATCGCCGCGCCGGTCGGCCCCGCGGGTAACGACGGCGCCGGACCGGTGAACGATCCAGGTGCGAACGTGGCTGCAGGTGCTACAGGTGTCGCGGCTGCCGCTGTCGCAGGCGCCGCGAATCCGGTGTTCGGTTGTGCCGCGTTGGCGATCTGCTCAGCCGGATGCGGCTGACCGGTCATGTCGCGGTATTTCTGAAGCATCTGGCCGAGCGCGCCGTATGCCGTGGCAGCATCCCCGCCAAGGTTGCTGCCCGGATCGGCGCGCCTGACCAGGTTCGCGGCCGACTGGTAGACGTCAGGTCCACCACCAAGTTCCGTCGCCCAGCCCTGAATGCCGCTGACGAGTTGCCCGCCGAGTCCGGCCGGCACGTTCATCAGCCCGCCGCCCATGTTCCCCGAACGCTGTCCCTGACCAGCGATACCAAGGACGCCACTCAGCATCTGCTGGGCGTTGGTGACGCGGTTCTGCAGCACACCCGCGCCGGTGGCGGCACCCTGCTGAATGCCCTGGAGTGCTGCCTGTGCGCCTTGCTGGATCTGCTGCTGGGCGTTGGCTTCCGCGTTGGTCTTGGCCGCCTGCGCGTTCATGATCGTGGTCGCCGACGCGATCACGTCCTTCGCCGCTGCCTCGGTCATACTTCCGGAGGCGACCTGAATTCCTAAACCCTGGATCAGTTGACGCTGGGCGTCGGAGACCGAGACCTGGTTGGTGTTCGGAACCCACTTGATCGAGCCGTCAGGCTGGGTAACCGCAATGTTGCTGGCGACCAGGTCGGCCTGCTGGACCTGCCCCACGTTCGGAACCGGTGGCGGTGTCCAACCTTCTTTCGGAATGGTCTTGGTGTTGCCCTGGGCGTCGATCAGCGTGATGTTCGGCGAACGCGAGTCGTTGGCCGCGACCGAATACGTGGTGTCACTCGGCAGGTTGGTCTCCTGCCAGGTGATGCCGCCCTTGCCGTCGTCGACGGGTACGTACGTCTTGCCGCCACGCACCTCGGGCTTGAGCTGATTCGCCTGCAGTCCCTTGGGTGCAGCGATGAGCACATTGGCATTGCCGGTTGACGGGTCGTAATTGACCAGACCGATACCCGGCACGTTGAACTGAGACGGATCTTTGGTCTTCGCGATGGGCTTGCCTGCGGAGTCAGTGACCAGCGTGCTCGAGCCGTCCGGCTTGATGACGTAGAAGTTGTCGCCGACCGGCGTCACCGTGCCGGCGGGATCTTTGGGTACGTCGATGACCGTGCCGGTCGCTGGATCGCGCAGACTGATCGCCGGCAAGCCACTCTTGGTTGCGTCGTTGCCGTTCTTGTCGATCTTGTCCATCTGCCCCAGTGGCGAAGGCGTCTTCGTCGCCGAGGCCGGTGCCGCACTGACTGGCAGGCCAGGAACCGGCTTCATCTGCCCGTCAGCCGGGTCCCTGCCGTAGTACGTGATCGACTGGTTTTCGTTCCGAACCTGCGTGATGTCCGTGTAGCCAGGTACCGCCGCAGCCGTCTTGTCGGTCTTGGGCACGTAGTTCTGGACCTGGCCCGTGGGGGCGATCTCGATCGACGTGCCATCACCGAAGGTGTACTTGTCGTAGTAGTGCTGGTCTTTGCCCTCGGCGTCTTTGGTCAGCACCTGGCTGGCGCCGCCAACCTGACCCCGGTGTTGATCGGCGAGGTTTTTGATCAGTTGGTCGCGCTGCGAGGTATCGGCCGCCGGAGTCTGCGCGTCAGGCGGACCGATGACCGTGCCGCCGCCGGGAAGCCAATCCGGAATGGTTACTGGCATGCGCCCTGTCTCACGCCGT